GACTGACATCATCACCAGGCTGCACAATCATCACTGCCGTTCCGACAGCCAAGTCGAGCAAGAACTCGCCCATAGCAATGTCGAAGTTAGACTGCTTCAGCGTTGCGAACAGTTTGTCTGTGTAGACATCCAGCGCAGCTTGCGCTTCGTTGCGCCGGTCATTGGGAATATCAGGACCTGGCTCCAGCCTGCACCATGAACGCTGCGGCGGGAAGATTCCAGATTGCAGTCGATTGGCAAAGCGTTGCGTCGAGTTGATGGCCGTCGAGTCGAAGACCCGCGCCATCTTCTTGCTGCCACCAACCTTGCCTTCCCAGTAGCCGTCATACAGATTGCGCTGCGGCAGGGCGAACTCATACGCCTCATCATAGAGATCGCGGAAATCGTCCTTCTTCCGCATGGCGATGTCATGCCGCTTGAGCAAGTCTTCCGGCGATAGTTTCGATTCAGCCATGATTAACTCTTTTCTTTCTGGTATTTGCGTAGCAAGCTTCGTCCCTTTGCAGCAAGCCTTGCCGCTGCATCTCTTGTGCGTGGTACTGGTTCACCCCATGCATTTGCAGCCAGCGCCAACCTTGTCGGCTTCCCCTTGTCGTTCACCAACGGCCCACTTGGGTTGGTGTAGAACCGCGTCAGGAAAGACCCCTTGCGCCTTGCTTTCTGTCCTGTCGGGCTTGACTCCTTGACACCAGGCTGAAGGTTCTTGCTCTCACCAGAGCGCTCAAACTTGCGCCTTCCGGCCTCGGTCAATCCACCCTTTGGGTCTTTGTACTTGCTCACTTTTTTCCCTGCGCCGACATGATGTTGTCAATCAAGTTGGGGTATGGTCGCCCAGCCTTTTGCGCCCTTCGCATAGCAGAGCGCTTTTGCATCGGAGTCAAGTCTTTCGGTTTGCCCAAGCCCTTTGGCCTATCCTTGTCCCAAATTTGCTTTTTTTCCATTATTCGTACCACTCCAATTCAAGCAGAGCCGTATGAGATGTGCCATCGACATTGGTCAATCGGAACAGGTAATTGGTGAGCGGTGTCAGCACATACTCAAGACTTCCTGATGCGTCACCTGCTGACTTCTTGCCTGTGCCACCAGTGACGAACTGTCTGTTGATCAGCGTCCCAAGTGATGTCACTGTCGGGTTAGTTACCATCGCAACATTGCTGGTTGTGACAATGTTTCTGTTTCGGCGCACCGGCGTAAATGCAGTGCCACCAGTTGTGCTTGTGCCTTCATAAACGAAGAAGTCGCAATCACCAGACGATTCCAGTGCAATCGTCACATGAGCAATTGTTCCAGGTCCAGCAGCCAAGACAATGTCAGCACTTGATCCAGCCGCAAGCTTTGCAGAGTCTGGGTAAATGTTCCATGCAATGAATGCGCGGCCTTCATGCAAGCGCTGATGGTTGATGTCAACCATAATCAGCCCGTTGTCAGACCCAGCAATCATTTGATTGCCGTCTTTGTCCTTCTGTGTCAGCGCGACAAACTGAGCCTTTTGCGGCTGCGATTCGCGCTCAACATACAGAATTGCCATCAGTCATCTTCCTTCTCATCAGAGATAGGACCACCAACTAGCCACGCATCACAGGTGCGCGTGTCAGCGCACTTAAAGTGAAACAACTCGCAGAAGCCAAGACCAGCAGACTCGATGACATCCTCGTCATAGCCTGATTCCTCTGCCGGATTTTTTGCTTCGATGCCCTGCTTGATGCATTCGATCATCTGGCTGGTTACAATGAATGCAGAACAATTCCCGCAGCGCATGCCCTTGGCTTCAGCCTCGCTCGTATTCCAGATCACCGCCTTTCGTAGCCAGAACACCTGGTTGTTCTTCTCGTCCAGCGGATTCGCTGGGCCGTAGCCGACATTCTCAAACGCCCAGTTCCTGTTCTTGAGATTGACCATGATGTCGCGGGTAGCCAACGGACAAGAGTATTCCTCTTCGTCCTCCATGCTGCTCTCAATCAGTGGGCGCGTAGCCATTACTTGCCTTTCTTCGCCATGCCAGCCTCGGACATGGCAATCGCCACGGCCTGCTTCTGGCTCGTTACTTTGTCACCGCTGGATGACTTCAACTTGCCAGCCTTGTACTCGCGCATGACTTTCTTGACCTTGGCCTGCATCTTGTCTTTGGCTTCCATGATCACCTCTACGATTTCATTTCACTGGAACCAAGCGTCTGCTGCAATCCTGTCTCAGGTGTCAGACGCGCCTCGGACAACAACATGCGAGAGCCACCACGAAGTCGAGCGCTGCGCCGTGCTGCCAATCTCTCCGCTTCTTCTCGGCGCTGCTCTTCGTTTTGAACGCGCATGCGCTCAGTTTCTTTTTTTTGCTCTTCCAGTTGTCGCTGCGTTGCTTCAAACGCACTGTTGTCAGGCTTGTCTTGTTTGCCGCCACCGAAAATTGAACTGACTACTCCACCCATGATTCACCTCGCCATTAAGTAGAAATCCGATTGATCAGGCCCGTACTTGAGCATGAGTCCCTCGGTGTTGAAACCGAGTCTCTGCGCCCAACGCACAGCCCGTCTGTCATCCTTTCTAACAGTAATTTGCAATCGATGCAAGCGTAGGTATATCTCAAAGATATCACACAGTCGCAAAGCGCTTTTTGTCAGGGCAACAGGTACGGTCCTGGCGCGCTCATCGATGATCATCCACATCTCGCCAACGCCTTCCCAGCACAGGACGCAGCCGAAGATAGCCACGGGTGTACCGTACAGGAATGCCGTGATTGCCACGCCCATCTCGGCCTGCGCCTGGATCATGGTTCGCATGTTGACGGCCTTGGACAGGGCCAGCACCTCCGGCTGGGTCACCTTGATCCTGTTGAGGTGTTCCATGTGGAACGGGAGGAAGACAACTCCGGGGTGATATACCGCTTCGCGGTTGATCAGTTCAACTGGCAGCAAAAACATCGAAGTCCGTTTTCGCAACTGCGCTACCAAGGGCAGGCGTGTTGTAGCTTGGCTTGCGTACCATCCGGTTGTACTCGCCGCCACCCAGCATCAGGTATCCAAACGAATCGCCAATGTGGGAGTGTTCGTTTTTGTTTGGCGCATCCTTGAACCGCTCTTGGCCTGCGCCAACCGCGATGCGCTTGAAGTGATAGCCACCTGACAGAGACTTGCGAAGCAGCTTGCAGGTCTTGCTGACGATCAGCCCAGGCTTGCCGCCGATCAGTCGCTGCATGGGAGCGGCCGCGGCCTCCCGGCGCACCTTGAAGTCGTTGCTGGCAGTCGGCTGCGCTTTCAGACCTAGCGTTCGCAGGTGGTCAAAGGCGGTCACCTCGTAGATGGCATCGCGCGCCATACCGGCCGGATCGCCCCAGATCATCAGTTCGAATCCCGGATAGCGCTGGTTCATCTCGGCAAGCAGCTGCTGGCCGAAGCGCTCGAGTCCCATGTCGAAGGTGACGATCTCATGCAAAACAATCCAGCGTCCGTTGGGTAGCCGCTGGCCCACGGTAGCCGCGGGTGTCAGACCGAAGTCAAGACCGATCTGGATCGGGATTCCCTGCTCCGGCTCGACATCTCCGGACATGCTGCCATCCTCATACTCGGGCCAGACAGGTCTTCCTTCCTGGACATAGGTGTACTCGCCACCGGCGTAGCACTTGATCCAATCCAGGTTCTTGCCTCCAAGCATCTGCAAGTAGTATCCAGGTGGCAGATTGTTCAGATTCTCGGCCTTTGGGTTGACCTTCCACCATTTGCTGGCAGAGTAGATGTGGTCATTGGCCTCTGGCATCTCTGGCAGATCGTCGGAACTGACAGGGATCACGCCGCCTGGCTGACGAAAAAACTTCCACGCATACGGTCCGGTCAGCTTTTCAGTCTCGGCCAGCTTGAACCACCAGTGATCGTCATCCATCGGGTTGGTGTCCATCCAGATGCCGGACCAAGTCGCGCCGCCGTCCCGCTTGGTGGGGTAGCGGCCAACGCGGTGGGTCAGACCATCGATCACCGCCTTGGGCAACTCGCGCGCCTCGTTCACCCAGGCCCCGGTCAACTCCAAAGACAGCAACTTTCGGACATCTTTGGGCTGGTCCAGTGCCAGGAAGATGACTTCGCAGTCAATTCCGGCCGCATCGCCCCTGGCTGGCAGGCGAATATGGTGGGTGATGGGTGGCGTGTAGTGAATTGGCCCAAATGTAGCCTCTGGGAAGAGGTCAATCCAGGTCTTGAGGGTGGTGGTACGCAGCATGGGGTAGCTGTTTCGCACGATTGCCCAGCGGCTGTACCGGATTCCGTCGATGGGGGACGGCTTCTGGCGCACGGCGCGCATCATTATCTCGGCGGCGCAGGCGTATGACTTGCCAGACCCAACCGGCCCCATCATCCCTCGGACAAAAGCGTTGCTTTGCAGGAATTCCCAGACCTTGGGAGAGCGTCTGAAGTCCAGATTCAGACCCATGCCGCCGATTGACTTCTCTGACCTATCCGCTGTCTTAGCCATTGTTGCTTTCTACATCGATGATGTCTGGCGATTGGATGT